CGACGACGCATTTAGCTTGTTACGGAACACGTTAATCGTAAAACCAAGCGTGCCGCCGATCTGGGATTCATACGGCCCGGGGGAGCCGCTCACAAAGGTCCAAACCACGCCATTGAGCGTTACGGTCTGCCCGGGCGATGGGTTTGACGGGAATGAGACATAGCCGGACGCGCGGGCGCCTGTGACCTGTTTTGAGAACCCCACGAAGGACGTGCCGGCACGTGAGAAAGCGCCGCCCCGGTAGTTGGCCCACATGTTGCGCATCGTGGACGCGCCGATCGAAAACTTTGCAAAGTCGACATGGCCGTACAGCGACGGCGCGAGTTCACCGGCATTGAATGAGGTTTGGATAAGCGGTGTTGCCATGGCGGATCAGTAAACCGTCCCGTTTCCGAGGGCTAAGCCATCCCAGCCGCCGAACAGGGTACCGGGTCCAGACCAGTTGCCGCCGAAGGCTCCGCATTCGTTCATGCCGCCGCTCCAGCCTCGCCGCGTGCGGATGAAGTCCGGAATGTTGTCGGTGGTCTGCGGGAAACTCATTTCGTTGGCGGAGACCGCACGCGCGGCATCAAGTGCGCCTTTCAGGCGCTGCACGGCGGCACCCTGCACCGCGAGCCCCATCTTCTGGTCTTTGGCCAGCGCCAGCGCGAGACGTGAGGTCAGGAGATCGACGAAGGTCTGCTGGAACATCGCGTCCCACAAATTGCATTGCGGGACAATCGCGGTATAGACGGCCTGGGCCTGGTTGACGTTGGTCAGGATGACGGTGGAACTCCATGGCGACGTGCCTTGCAAGCTCTCCCAGTTGGAGTTCAGCGCTGCGGTGTAGTTGGGATCGTTCGCCTCCAGGAAGGGTGCTGGCGTCAATCTCATGCCGTAGGAATAGGCGGTCTGTCCGCCGCCGGTGGTGATGGGCGTCGTCGGCAAGGAAATATTGCCCGGCACCGATTGGTTTGGGTTTTGGTAATTCCACGCCACAAACCGCATCTTCAGGCAGTCGATGGGATAGGCATACTCGTAGACCCACGGCACGATAACGGCGGTCTGCACGCCGCTCGTCTGCCCCGTGGCATCGGCCAACATCGTGAGGGAGGCCTGCTTGCGCGCAAAAGCCCAATGGGCAGAGCGCAGCAGTTCATAAAGCGCTGGAGTATAGGCGCGCAGCATAGGCTGAGCGCCCGCGCTTCCTTCCTCAATGTCGCCGACAAAGAGATCGTTGCGGCCGATCTGATCCAGAGCGCGGTTGACAAGGTCTGATGGGGTGGTCATCCCCCACCTCATTCGCCTGCGCGGTCTCGATCTGCGCCATCTTCTCTTCATTCTCCAGAATCTGCGGATTAAGTGAAGGCGCGAGCCGCTCTGCGATCTGGGTTGCAAGGGCTTCCGTGAACGACGCTTCCCACACCGTGGGATCCGTCACTTGCGCGGTGTAGATCAGGAGCGACGGCTGCGGGACGTTACACAAAATCACCTTTTTCGCCGGGGTATAACCGTTGTCATTGGTGATGCTGAAGTTGATTGATTGCGGCTGATAGTTGGCTTGGGTCGGAAAAAGCGGCTGAAGTTTGATCGCGCGCACCTTCAAGCAGTCATCCGGGTACTGGTATTCGTACTTCCATGGGATCGGAGGGTACGTGGAGGACCAGGGCGTCCCGGGCGCCAGATACGAGGGCGCTGACTTGAGCAGGGTCATGGCGACGTTGCGGGTCGCGAAGTCCCAGTCGCCGTCACGCAGCATCTGGTCGCGGGTCTGGGCGTAGACATCAAGCGCCTTTTTGGAGGCATCACTGCCGTCGTAGACGCTGCCGATACGCTGCGGGTGGCCAATCTTGGCCAAGCCATAATTGATGATGTCTTCCGGGGATGAAAGGGGCAGCGTCATGCGTCAAGCCTTCCCTCGCCCAGCTTTGTAAATCCGGCGGATTGCGCAGACGCCAGCGCAGAGGATTCGGGCTTGCCGTCTGCGGCCAGCGCGAGCTTGGCGGCCAGCCCCTGCACCACAGCTTCCTGAAACAATGGGTCCCAGTTCACTTCAATCGGCTGGTTGGTATAGGTCGCCAACGCATGCTGCAGGTTTGTCCAAATCACGCGCTGCTGCGCATCCGTGCCGCCTGTCAGCGTGGGCCCGCTGGGCGTCGCGGCTGATGCAAGCAGGGTGTAGGCATTCCCGACCGTGCCGGGGAAGTTGTAGGTGATATCGAGCGTACACTGGCTGGGGTCGCTGCTTTGACGGCTGTACGATGCAACCGTGATAAGCGGATCCACCGAGGCCTGCAGGAGTTGCACCAGCTTTGTGATCGTGAACACGCAGGTGCCTTGGATTTGAACCTGATTTCCGATCGGGGAACCTGTCACGAACGTGATGGTCACGCCATTCAGGACGATGAGGTCGCCGTTGCTGGGGTTCACAGAGAAGAAGATATCGCCAGTCGCTTGGGTGAAGCCGGTGACGGCATTACCGACGGTCCAGCGTATCGGCCGCGGGTCATTGGCGTCCGCGATGGTCTGGGGCACCAGTTGGCGCACTTGGATGCCGTTGGTGGGGTAATTGTATTCGTAGGTATACCCCATCGGGGCTGCGCTCCCGGTGAGGGAAAGCGTCACCACGGACCGCGAGAAATCCCATCCGAACTGGCGAGCGACGGCGTTGACGACTTCGGCATAGACCGTGCCGGCGGCGATCCCGAGAGTGGTGCCGTCAAAGTTTGGTGGGCTACCTGTGACGGGCCCGCTGTTGTTGAAGCCGCCAATGAGCTGGATGGCTTGATTGACGATATCTGCACTCGTGATGGTCATCGGTGCTCATTCCTGTCAGACCATTTCCCACGCAGCGAGGATCGCCGCGGACTCATCCGATGTCAGCGTGTTTGGATCGCCGTTGGAGACGAGATACCCGAAGAATAATGTCGCCTGGTCCTTGGTGAATGCGCCGTTAGGAGATAGCGCAGCCTGCCAAAGCGACTTCGCCAAGCCCATCATGGTCGACTCGCTGCCAAGCATGGCCCGAATAATCGCGTCGAGGCGCACCACGCCGTCAATGAACGATGTGCTGTGAAGTTGCGCCAAGACCTGTCCGCAAAAGGTTATGAAATCCGTGCCGCTGTAGCCTTTGGGCTGCGGGGCCCGTGCGTGTACTGCGGGCGCCGCGCCATACCCGGTGATATTGCCTGACTCATCAAGCGTGACCGGCGTTCCTGGCGCGGTGCCGTCCGCCACACGCTTGATGTTCCAGCCTGCAGCAGCCTGAACGCTAAACAGCGCGCGATAGGCAGCCTCATCGGCCACCACGATAGGGTCAATGACGCGGAGAGTTTCAACGTGTGCGAATGTGGCCATCTACGATCTCCGATCAGTACTGAATCCATGCGTATCCAGCCCCACCGGCACCTGCGGTAGACGATCCGCTAGCGACCGCAGAGCCACCGCCGCCGCCACAGTTGCCGCCGTCCCCTGCGACATCGCCGCTGTTGGCGCCCGAGCCACCTCCGCCGCCGAACATGCCGCCCCTACCTTGAACCGTGGATGAGGAATCGCCAGCGCCGCCGCCACCGCCAAGACCACCGTTGCCGCCATTGCCGTTGGCGGAACCGCCGCCACCGCCACCGGGCTCACCATTGCCGCCGCTGCCAGCCGCGGTGCCCGCTCCACCAGCTCCGAAGGTGTGGTAAAGCGCGGTGTAAATCAGCGGAGTGGGGCCGCCGCCGGGAATCTGCACGGAATTTGCCGTTGCCGTCGCGCCCGCCGTGATCTGGCCCAGAAGGAAACCGGCGCCCGCCGTCGTGGTGTTGGTTGTTGCGGCTGTACGCGTTGCGCCGCCGCCTGTGCCGTTCACCGATGTGGCATCCGCGCCAGCCGTCCACACTCCGCCGCCACCGGTTTTCGTTCCAGAACTTGAACTGTCTCCGCCCTTTCCGCGCAAGCCGCCGCCGCCCGTGTTACCATTGGCCACGCCAGCCGCCCCGCCAGCGCCGCCGGTGCCTTGGGGGTTGCCTGCGCCGCCGCCGCCGCTCCCGGCATCCGTGTTATTCGATGCACCGCCAGCGCCGCCCGTACTGGCTGCGTCGCCCCCGCTGCCGGTGCCGCCAGCGCCGCCAGCTTGGTTTGTCGTGCTCTGCGTACCGCCAACACCGCCGGTCGCCGAGATTGTCCAGCCCGAGGTGCCAGCAGCGATGCTTGACGTGCCGCCGGTTCCGCCGTTGCTTGCACTCCCTGCGGTGCCCCCCGCGCCAATGGTGATCGTGAGGGTCTCGCCGGGCACGACGGCTTTGTTGATCACCTGAGAATAGCCACCACCACCGCCGCCAGAAGCGCGACCAGAGGCGCTCACGATTTCAGCGCCGCCGCCACCGGCGCCGCAAACACCTGCACTCACGACTGTAATGCCTGTCGGCACCGTCCATGTGACCGGGCTGATCACGCTGCTGGCATACTCCTGGATGTTCGACTTGGCAGTAGACGCGCCGCCGAAGAATGAGATGAAGACGCTGCTGTGCGCACCTTCAATCGCCGGAGCTGTAGCCAGGGCAGCCGCAAAGACGACTGCAAAAAGCGTCTTAAGCAGCTTTTTCATCAGTACATTCTCCAATCGCCATTTGCGCTGACGTAAATCAGCGTCGCCGCGGCGTTATTAGTGTTGACGGTCATGTCAGCCGTGAGGCCCATGATTTTCTTGCCGTTCCGCGCCACGGTCAGATTGTTTGTGGCAAAGGTGCCACTGCAGTCGATGAATCGGACCTGATCACCGTCGGCAGGCGATGCAGGAAGGGTCATGGTGAATCCTGCGGACGTGGTGTCGTCGCAGTAGG